CTTCTGTTACCTCTCCTGGCTCCATACCACCTGGAAACTTGAAGGGGATGCCCTTTCCCCAAAGCTCGTATGCTAAGCTATCATCCGTGGCAGGGGCAAATCCACTAGAGTCCTTATCCGTAATGCTATCGGATCCAATTCCTGTTAGTTCTTTAAATGTAACTTTAAATACTTTTGCAATTAGCTTTTCTGTAAAGGCTCTTCAGTCTTTTACAACAGGAGTAGAGGTAGGGTATGTCCTTTCGAGCAGCCCTTTTGACCCAGCAAACTTCGAGTTTAAAGAAAAGCAAATATTTTCAAGCCCTATTGCCAACGAGTGGTCAATGTATTCTGCAACCTTCTCTATCCCATCCAGCTCCTCTTACCAGTATGTGTACCCCTTTATATCCTTTATATATTTAAATCAATCAGGATCTCCGTCCGCTCCACCAAGTTACGACTATGTTCTTAACGGCTTTGCCGCCGGGCAGTGGGCAGAGCAGTTCTCTGCAGAATCTTTGGGTGTAACCAATACAGTAGACCTGTCAGCAGCCGATCAAATAGAATTTTCAGCAGAAGCCTTCGTCCCTGGTTATCAGTACGGTTTAGGTGGAAACCAAGCAAAGTATCTAGTAAAGAACAACAAGCTTTTAGCCAAGAACACATCTATGCCCATGGTCTATGGTTCTGAAAATCTTACTAGAATTCAGCCAAATCAAACAGAGGGGAAGCCATCTCTGCTTCTGCCAGGAATGGGAATGCTAGATAATTCTGGAAGATACAATCCCTACACCTTTGAAGCCTGGATCAGGATAGATTCTAGGTCCGATCAGCCCAGAAAGATCTTGGGTCCAACCTCTTCAGATTACGGATTGTACTCCTATGGCCCATTCTTAAGGTTTAAGATAGGGGAAGAAATCGGATCCTACTTTGTGGGGGAATGGTATCGACCTATGTTGGTAGACATAAGAATAGCTGTGAACTCTGCTAGCCTTCTCATAAATGGGGAAGAAGTCTTAAATATTGCCTATGAAACCTCAGAGCTAGTGTTTGAAGACTTGGCCAACGGAGAAGACTATTGGGGAGTCTACGCTTATGATGACGTCCCGGTTGTTGAAATAGATTGCCCAGCCTTTTATCCGTATATCGTACCATCTCTGGTAGCAAAGAGACGATTTGGATTTGGTCAAGCTGTAGAATCCCCAGACGGTTCGAACAAGTCTTTCGGAGCAAACACTGCTTTTATAGATTACTCTGTTGCAGATTATACCAACAATTATCAATACCCCGACATGGGGAAGTGGGAGCACGGGATATCTGAAAATATAGACACAGAAGGTCTAGCCCTGTCCTCTCCCTCAGTTAGCCTTCCAGACTTTGTCTTTCAAAACACGGACTATGACTCGTGGTACAGCGTTCAGAAGAACAATCCGGCCCCTTACTTTACCTTCTCAGATAACCCTGGTTTTATAAGATTTCAAACCCTAGACATAGATAACCAGCCCTCAAAAGCGGTATATGCCATATTCGAAATTGACAGCTTTAGCTCTGACTCCAAGATAATACTTAAGCTTGTAAACAAGGTTAATGGGGATAGCTTTTCTGTGATCCTCTTGCAAGATGTCTTAAGTTATGAGCTAAAGATTAGAGGTCAAAGTTCTATTATCAGCACGAAGCCGGGAATCACCCTTAATGAAAAAGTTTTTGTGGGGGCATCCTTTACTTCGTTGAGCAATTACTTTGGCTCAGAAGTTTTATCATTCTTTAGCAATGCCCGCCAACTAATGATGTTCGTTGCAGGAGACAATACTTATACCTCCCAGTTTGATGGAAAGATTTACAAGGTTGGTCTGTGTACACAGAGAAACGTAAATAAGGTACCAGAGTTTTTTGAGGTTGAAGAGTTAGGCTATGTTGACGCAGGATTTTATAACATGTCTGTTTGGTCCAATGTCTTAGACGGAGGAATTCCGTCCTCCTTTACGTTCCAGGAACTGTACGACCATATAGCAACGTACACGCTAACGGCATCCATAGACTATGGGCTCTACAGTCTAGACGTAGACTGCGACTCTTACTGGCAGGACTACCTTCCCCTCTCATACTTTGCGCAGTACGTAAAAGACGCCTTTGATGAGGAGTATTACGACTTGTCCTTTATCCAGTTTAACGTAGACTATCCGTCTATCCCTAAGTTCCAGTTATCTTCGTATGATACAGGAGAGTCTCTCGTAAAGACTTACGTGAGCTTTCAGCTAATAGAGTCTGGAGCGACAAAGCAGCTATCTGAATTTTCAGAGGTAGCCACAGCTCAAAGAAACAACGTGGTAAATCCCACGGACATCAGATATTCCTCAGGTTGGATAGATACCGCCTTTGAGGTGGTGGACGGAATGATCATTTATCCCCCTAGGGATGTCCCTATGACATCTTATGCTCTTGTCACACATATAGAGATGAAGGTTAGAGGAGCTATAAGAAACAAGATCGGGCTAAGGAGTCTGCAGTATGCATCCCAAGCCTTTAACGATACCACCTCTAACCCAATTGGCACAAAGTTTAACATTCCCGTATTCCCTTACAAAAAGTACTCCCTCTTTTACGACTACAAGTCTAGAAACCCCTATAGGATTTATAAGGGTAGCACACCCTATCTCTACCTAACCAAAAGAAGCGGTATCGAGACTGTAGGAGACTACGACCCACTGATCAATAGAGGCTTCTTAATCAATGTCAATGAGAAAACCGCAGAGAAATACAGCCTGATCGCAACACAGATGTTTATGTTTTTTGGTCAAGAAACTTTTCCAATAGGTGAAACAAAGATATTTGAGCTGGAATCAAACTACGTTTATATAAAAGTTTTTATGCAACCAACCGACAGCTCCAACAAGCGTGTAAGGCTTTACGCACTGAACGCTAGAACTGGCCAATTCCAGACCGGATTAGCATTCTATATAAATGGAAAAATAGTCAAGACTCCTACAATTAACATTAACGAGTGGACGACTCTAGGCATCAGGTTTGCAGAACCACTCAGGTTTGACTCTGCTGTTGGGGCTATAAGGTTTACAGGACCGATGCTGGTAAACAACATATCGTATTACGAGTCAAGCAGCTTGCAGGAGATAGAGCGCCAATCGGTAAGGCTCTGGGACGAAGTTGCCAGTGCCCAGGCTCCATGGTCTTACTGGAAGGAGCGATTAACGGAGTCCGCTACCAGTTATCTCTGGAATGATGTCTTAGTCATATCTTCCACGCAGTATTACGGAGTAAATCCTTCGAATATCTACAAAGCTTATGCTGGAACAAATAAAATCATAGCTGGAGACGATTCTGTTCTATATATAGGAGGAATTCTGGGTTACAAGATCACAAACGGTCTTACTTGGTCATCTTCTATAGTCAAACCTCTATAGTATGGTATACTAGTGGTTATGACAGACAAATTTCCAGGACAAATTGGTGAATCAAAAATTACAATGCTTGAAAAAGACTACCCCTGGGGTATTTACTTTTGGAAAAAAGCTAACGGAAAGCCTCTCACAGATGGTCACGGGAGTGTATTAAACATTCCGTCGCACCGCGGGGATGCCTTGCAGATAGAAAAGCTTAAGCGCGAAGCGAACAACCTTGGACATGGCGAGGGTTCATATGAGTTTATTCCAGGAGTTTCCAGGGTATCAGAAGACGAATACCAAGAACAAAAAGAGAGAATGGCACAGGGGCTGATCCCTAACCTAAATGACCTTGGGGCAGTACAGGCAGCCAAGGATACTCTAAGACTTTACGGAGATGAAGGCTAATGTCTGAAGAATATTTTATTAACGGAGCTCGACTTGACGAAGATAATGAGCCTAACGATACCTTTAAGAACCAAGATCCTTTCAATAGGTCATGGGATGATCTTAAGGATCTGTCTGGATTAGAGAAGAACTTTAAGCGCAGATCAGAAAGAGCTGTAAAGCTATACGACTCGGTTCAGGCTAACCCCGATGTGGACTTAATGTCTCAGGGATACCTGGACTCCGCCTCTGCTACTAGCACAGGTAAAGAGGGGGTAAAGTCAAAGCAGATCAATTCAGGAGCGGTATACCGAAATGGATACGGACTCTTTGATGTAATCACCCCACCATGGAACTTATACGAACTAGCTAATTACTATGACACATCTTTTGCAAACCACGCCGCTATTGATGCGAAGGTTCAAAACATTGTTGGTCTAGGTTATGACTTTAAGATTTCAGAAAGGACTCAGCTAAAGCTAGAATCAAGCCTCGATGAGGGGCAAAGAGACAGAGCCCGCAATCGAATTCAAAAAATGATGATTGAAATGAGAGACTGGGTAGAGACTCTTAACGATGACGATTCTTTGACTAACACTCTTAGTAAATTTTTTACAGATGTCCAGGCAACCGGGAACGGATACCTAGAAATTGGAAGAACTACCAAAGGTGAAATCGGATATGTCGGACATATTCCGGCCACTACCATGAGGGCTAGAAGGCTTCGTGACGGCTACGTCCAGATTATTGGGCAGAAGGTCGTATACTTTAGAAACTTTGGGGCAACCAACTTAAACCCTATCACAGGAGATCCTCGTCCAAACGAGATCCTTCACTATAAAGAATACTCACCCCTTAATACCTTTTATGGAATTCCAGACATCATGGCAGCTATATCTTCTTTGCATGGAGATCAGCTAGCCACTCAGTACAACATTGACTACTTTGGAAACAAGGGGGTACCTCGTTACATCATAACTCTTAAAGGTGCAAAACTATCCTCTGAGGCAGAAGATAAAATGTTTAGATTCCTACAGACAAGCCTCAAAGGGCAGTCTCATAGAACTCTTTACATTCCCCTACCAGGAGACTCTGACAACAGCAAGGTAGAGTTCAAGATGGAGCCAATTGAAACCGGGGTTCAGGAAGCATCGTTTAACGAATACAGAATTCGCAATAGAGAAGACATCCTTGTAGCCCATCAGGTTCCCCTATCCAAGATTGGTGGAGGAGACAGCGCATCTATTGCAGCAGCTCTGTCACAAGACAGGACCTTCAAAGAGCAGGTAGCAAGGCCAGCTCAGCGCAATCTAGAGAAGATGCTTAATAAAATTATTAGAGAAAAGACAGATGTATTAGAGCTTAAGTTTAATGAGCTCACCCTTACGGACGAGATTTCTCAATCACAGATCTTAGAGCGTTACGTAAAGATGCAGATCCTAACTCCTAACGAAGCTAGAGAGCAGTTGGGGCTTCCCCAGAGGCCAAACGGCGACGAAGTCTTTGAGATGTCTCCACGTCAAGCAACAGATACTCGCGCCAACACAGCGGGTAATAGAGCAAGAGACGCAGAAAGAACTAACAATAATTCAGATAGTCCATCGACAGTATCTGGCAGGAACGCACAAGGAGAAGGTGCGGCATCATCATAACCCCCCAAATGTATGTTATAATATTGTTATAATGTTTTAAAAGGGTGTATAATTAGGATACTATGAGTATAGCAAAGTGTGAAGTAAAAGATTGCGATAGAGGCAAAAGAAGAAATGGCCCTATCTCAAAGTACTGCAATATGCATTATGCGAGGTCCAGAAGGATCGGAAAACCGGGAGAGGCCATGCCTATAAAAGTTTATTCTTATTATGGCCAAACCTGCAGAATAGACAATTGCAATTCTGTTGCCGAGAAAAAAGAGCTATGTGTATATCACTATGATGCATCAAGAAATACCACCATTTCGGCAGAGCAAGTAGCAGAGATGAAAGCTCTTGGATGCGAGGTCTGCGGCTCTAAAGAAAGACCAACTCTAGACCACGATCACTCTTGCTGCCCTACAGGAAAATCCTGTAATAACTGTATCAGAGGAATTTTGTGTCATAAGTGTAACACTGCCGCTGGACTGCTTGACGATGACGTTGATCGAATGATTTCGTTGGCGGCATATATTCTTTCATCAAAGGATGTGCTTTTAAATGTCTAATTTTTATAAATCAAAATTTGTAACTCACGGAGAAGATATCAACCTAAGTGTTCCCTTTTCTAAGGTAGATAAGGAACGTAGAGTTGTTTCTGGGTTTGCAACTACAGATGCTTTAGATAAACAGGGGGACATCGTAACAAAAGAAGCCTCCTTAAGAGCTTTTCAGAAATTTAATAAAAACATAAGGGAGATGCACCAGCCAGTAGCAGTTGGCAAAATGGTAGCATTCCGAGAAGACAAGTACTTCGATCCAGAGAGCAAGAAGTTCTACTCCGGAGTTTATGTTTCAGCATATGTATCTAAGGGTGCACAGAGTACCTGGGAGAAGGTCCTTGACGGAACTCTTTCAGGCTTTTCTATTGGCGGTAGGATGAACGACTGGGATGATGGCTATGACGAGAAGTCTGACTCCCCTATTCGTATCATTAAAGAGTATGACTTGGTTGAGTTGTCCCTGGTAGACAACCCCGCGAATCAGTTCGCAAACGTTATCTCTATTGAAAAAGTAGACGGTATATCCGTAATAAAGGGAGACACAGCATCCCTAGAAATTGAAAATGTATTCTATGACGAAGAGTCTGGAATCGTAACACTGTCCAAAGAAGATTCTCAGACGTCACCTGTTACAGGTTCACAGATGAAGAACATTGGTTTTGTTGAAAAGAATGACAATGAGAAATCAGAAATGATAAAGTTCTTAGTTGATAGTGCTAAAGGCATGAATTTTTCTAAGATGACAAAGGAGGAAGATCCTATGACTGAAACAACAAATGAAATCACAGAGAAGTCTGATGATGTAGTTGAAGATGTAAAGGTCGCTCCAGAGGCAGATATCGTAGCCGAGGCTGTTGACACAGCTAAGGTAGACGCTACCGGCTCTATGGCCGACGAGGACGAGGACGAGGATGATGAGGATGACATGGAGTCATCTTACACTTCCAAAGCCAAGTCAGGAGACATGGACGAGGATGAGATGAAGGCTGAAAAGTCTGATGATTCCGAGGTAGAAGAAGACGTATCAAAATCAGATGATGTAACCGCAGCAGTCGCTGAGCTAAAAAACGGTATTGCATCAGCCTTTAGCGATCTATCAGTAGTCGTAAAGTCATTAAGTGACGAGATTATTGAACTAAAGAAGTCACTCGAAGCTACAAGTAATGACCTAAAGTCTGTAAAGGACGAGGTTGTTTCGGCTAAGAGTAACTTTGATGAATTTGGAAAGAGAGTTGACGCTGTGGAAGCTGATACCGCTTTTCGTAAATCTGGCGATCTAGGCGAGATCGTACAGGAAACTCAGATCCAAAAATCTGAGAAATCCCTATGGGGCGGACGTTTCCTCAAAACTGCCGACTTATTTAATTAAGACACAAATCACTTAGGAGGTGACATAATGTCGGAAGAGATTATCAAGAACAACCCCGATGCTGCTGGCGATGACAGCGGTCTGTTTAACGGCGAAGGTGCATTTGCATCCGGATCGAGCGCAGGGGCTAACATTCCTGGAAACTACGCTACAGGCGGAGTTATGGGAAACATTCCAACCGCAAACCTCGGTATAACTACCGGGCCAAACGCTGTAACTCCTTCTGGTGATGCAGGTGGTGGTATCCTACGCCCTGAACAGGCACGTCGTTTTATTGACTACGTATGGGACGCTACTATTCTCGCCAAAGATGGCCGCAGAGTTACAATGCGGGCCAACACAATGGAACTTGAGAAAGTTAACGTTGGAGAGCGTGTAATCCGAGCAGCCGCACAGGCTGGTGGAGACTACACCAACACCGGAGCTACCTTTACCAAGGTAGAACTAACAACCAAGAAGATTCGTCTAGACTGGGAGGTCTCATCAGAGTCCCTAGAAGACGGTATCGAAGGTGCTGCACTAGAAGACCACCTAGTACGATTGATGACAAACGCTTTTGCGAATGACATCGAAGACCTAGCCATTAATGGTGACGGTGCTACTGGAAACTTCTTGTCCATCATGGATGGTTTCGTTAACAAGGAAAAAACTGGAGACGCACACGAGGCAGCAGTTACTGTTGCATCCAATGCGTGGACTCCAGAAGTTATGCAGAAAATTATCTTGGCCATGCCACGTAAGTATCGTGCAATCAAGTCCAACTTGAAGTTCTATGCGGGTACAGATGCATTCCAGGGAATCGTTAAGAACAACGGTACACTGGCTGACGCTATTGCCGAGGCATTTGCTGGTACTCCAGCAGGTACCCCAGCTAACCGCCAGAGCTACCTAGATGGTGCAGCACAGACATTCGGTGCAGCACGAACCACTCGCGTTCTTGGCATTGACGTCCAGGAAGTTCCTTACTACCCTGAAGGCTTTGTAGATCTTACATTCCCTCAGAACCGTGTATGGGGTTTCCAGAGAGACATCACTGTTAACCGTGAGTACAAGCCAAAGAAGGACACCATTGAGTACACCGTATTCGTACGGTTCGGTCTTCAGTGGGAAGAAGAGGACGCTATTGCGTTCGCTGACGCTGCCGCAGATATTTAATCTGTAGCAGTAACCTTTTAAAGAGAGGCAGGGGCAAAAGCCTCTGTCTCTTTTTATTTAATCTGATATAATTATCACAGGAGGAATATTATGACAAACGAAGAATTTAGCAAAGAAGTAGTCGAGACAGAGAATGTCTCTACTGTTGAAGACGAGGTCGTAGAGACCGAAGCAGCACAGGCTCCAAAGCCACGCTCCACCAAGAAGCCAGTAGTTGAGAAAGACGAAAGCCCCGTAGACGAAGCGGTAATTTCAGCTGAGGAACCAGAGGAAGACAAGACTCCAAGCAGCAATATCAATGCTGCTGGAACTTTCGTTTCTCCAGGAGCAGACAGGACTTCTAAAAAAGAAAAGACTCCAGAGCTTTCTGAAGACAAGGTTGCTCTTAAGTCAACAAAGAATGTTTTCTGGGAGGGTGTTGGTCGAGTCTACAAGGGCTACAACATTGTAACCAAGGAGCAGGCCAAGAATTGGATGCTTAGAGGTCATATCACACTTGCAACTCCAGAAGAGATCGCTAGAGAATTTAACGTCTAATGGAGGTCTTGAGGGTTCCACCTTATCCTATCGTAACGATCTGGGATGTCCCAGACGCAAACACTGCCTATGTTATTTACATAGAGGATTTGGTGGACCACTCAAGCGAAACTGTGAATGTCACATCAGGGAGTAACTCTAAAATTGAGTATGCCTTGCCAAGAGTCAAGGTTCAGTTTGACAGAAAATTCTTATTTAAAGTTTTAGATGTCAACGGGAGTATCGTGGTAGACGATAACCTAGACGTATACCGACCTTACGTGATTCCAGAAAGTTTATCAAAAAACAAAATAGCCAGTGATATAGCAGAATACAAGATGCTAGAGATTGTGGCTAGATCAATCATTGACGAGTTCGTTGTTCGAGGGTTCTACAACAACAAGACTGTGGTTCAGACTACGGGCACTGGAGCAGACTACATCCCAGTCTGGGAAGATACAAATAAGATCTTAAAGGCATACGAGAATGATGTTCTAGTTTATGATGTAGACTCCGAGGAAAACTTTTACAATTTTGGAATATCCCTGGACAAGTCGGCAATATTTAAGTCAATTCATCCTGGTGCTGTTAACAGGCTAGAGGGAAGGGCAAACTTGCTTCCCATCACCCGCGGAGATCTAGTGTTTGACGGAAGAAACTTTGGAGACTTTCCTAGAAGTTGGGACTACACTTTCGTATTAGACACAGGGTACAAGACCATTCCGCCAGAAGTCGAGTATGCAACGAGTCTACTCATTGAAGATATAAAGTGTGGAAAGCTAGAGTACTACAAGAGATACGTCACAGCTTACAATACAGACCAATACAAGATTCAGTTTGATAAGCAGCTTTTCGGAGGAACAGGGAACCTAATAGTAGACAAGTTGCTTTCAAAGTATACTCAAACTATTACAAGACTCGGAGTGCTATAGTGGCCTACACTTGCGAAACTGTAGATTTTATTTACCCCCTGCTAGCAGATATCTATTATCCCATAGTGGAGCAGACAGCTTACGGTAACGTAAAGAAGCAATGGATATTAGATAAAACAATTTCTTGCAATTTCTCCGCAGTTGGCGCAGCTGGTAAGGAAGAGATTAAGCCCAACGTAAACATCACAAAAGATATGGTTCTTATGGGCAGGACCAGGCAGGACGTCAGGGTATCTAGTCTAGAAGTTTCTCATGCCACAACAAACATACTAATAACAAATATAAGAGACAGCAACAAGAACCCCATATACTTAGAGACCACTGGTCCAAGAGCTGGGAACTCCACCATCTTTGAGCTAGCAACACAAGAGCCAACCGTCGGTCCATTTGGGGTAGTGGAGCTTTACAAGCTAGTCATAAAAAGATCAGAAAACCAGGGGTCGGACGTATGATCAATGCAAGCTACAACACAAAACTTTTTATGGAACAGATGAATAATGCTATGGAATACTCTTTAGGATTCCTGGATGGAATCCAGAAGGGCAAGAGGGGATTCCTTGATAATCTTGGTCGTTCAACAGTAGAAGCTATGAAGCAGTTCATAGACTCTATGGCCAGGGTAGATCCAGGAATGCTCCAGCACGTATATGAGTGGTCTCAATCCGGTAGTCCATCTGCAAGACTCTACGATATAGACTATACGGTAAGCAACGTGGGGCTTTCTTTTAGGTCAAGCTTTAGACAATCTACCTCTGTAAAAGCTGGATCAAAGACTCCGTTCTATGATAAAGCTAGGATTATGGAATCTGGAATACCCGTAAGGATAAAGCCAAGACTGGTAAAGGTTCTAGCCTTTAACGACAACGGAGAACAAGTATTTACCTCTAAAGAGATTCTGGTGAGTGACCCCGGAGGACCAGAGGCTCAGGGAGGGCTCGAAAGGGCCTTGGATATTTTTATAAATCAGTACTTTAGGCAATCTTTCTTAAACTCTAGTGGTATAATTAATTATCTTAACGATGTATCTATTTACAAGAAAAACTTTTCTGCTGGCTCACGTCAAGGAAAGTCCAAAGGTACTGATGTTGGATATAGGTGGATAATAAACGCAGGAGTTGCTCGCTAATGGCTATACACTATCCACCAGTATTTATCAACGCATACCTTGCAGACAAGATCTCTACAGAGCTTTCATCTAGGTTTAGTGGCCCCCTAAAGTTTTTCCCCACAGCCCCGACAGACATAGAAACACTCACTCAATCCTTCCCAGCGGCAGCAGGGGATGTCTTTGCAGTATTTGATAGAATGTTTAAGATGAGGAGAAGCCCCTTTCCTCACATCAAGTGTGAGCAGCTTCTTTACTATTTCTACAAAACTGCAGGAGATCCAGAAGCCTTAATAGAAACCACGCAAGTAGTTCAGGATTTATTGGACAACGGTGACGAATCAGCTCAAGACTTAAACCACTGGATCTCCAATCTTCCAAATGGCGAAATCGTTGGGGGTTGCCAGACCAAGAAAATAAGCGGAACAGACTTTCTTATGCCATTTTTTCATGAAATAAAAATTTATCAACTAGAAGAAACAAGAGACATTATTGACTTTGGAACAGTAAGGACCTTTGCTGGTAATAAAATAATAATTGATTATGAATGGCATAAATCTTAATACTCTCAAAAGAGTGTTATAATTAGTTTGAGGAAACACCCCCCACCTATCTATAGAAAAAAGAGGTGAAATAAATGGCATATACACGTGGTTCAAGTTCCAACATTATCGTTGGAGCAGCAGCTCTATTCACGTTTGAGTCAGGTCCAATCGGTCAGACCGCCGGAGCAATTACGGAGGTACAGGCAGAACTAGATCTTCCAACTTTGGAAGTCGGAACAACTTACAGAAGCACTTTGTCTGATGAGGTAACCGGAGACGGTTACCGTAACGTAGGTTACACCATGAACGGTTTAGAAATCCAGTTCCAGCCAGACTTTGGCGAGGTTCAGGTTGACCAGGTTCTCGACGTTGCTAAACTATACAAGCAGGGTATGCAGGTTAACCTGAACACTACCTTTGCTGAATCAACACTAGAGAACCTATTGTTCTCTCTTGCTGCAAAAAACAGCGACCTGACTGTTGGAGCAGTAGGGACTACCTTTGCTGCCCAGGACGTGCTAGACATGTCTGCTGGTAACATCGGAGAGTGCCCTGTTGAGCGTGGTTTGGTTGCCGTTGGTCCAGGCACAGGAGACTGTTCTGCATCAGAGACAATCGAGCGTATTTATGTTGCATACCGTGCACTTTCAATTGAAAGCGTTACAGTATCAGCTAAGCGCGACGAGGCAACAATGTTTGAGGTAAGCTTCCGTTTGCTTCCAAACGATGACGCATCGTATGGTAAGATCGTAGATCGCACCATCCCAGCTTAATAATTTAATATAAGACATCCCCTCTAGATTGAGTTCTAGGGGGGATTCTTTTTGGTATACTTATAGTATGGCAACTAAAATATATGAGTATGGTTACATACATCTTGTTGACGGGACATCCGTATACATTACCCCACTTAAAATAAAATATTTAAGAGAGTTCATGGACGCTTTCGAAAACGTCAAGGCATCGGTAACAGAAGAAGAGTCCACAACACACCTGCTAGAGTGCGTAAGAATATCCATGCAGCAGTATTATCCACAAATAGAAACCATCTTTGATGTAGAAGACAACATGGACATCAAGACGCTATACAGAATATTAGATCTATCGGCGGGCATAAAAATTTCTAATGAAAAGAGTGAAGAGGACAAGGAGCTGCCAGAAAAAGCCAAGCAAGCTTCGGAAGACTCCTCTTGGGAAAAGCTAGATTTAGCAACCCTAGAGTCTGAGGTTTTTCAGTTGGGCATCTGGAAAGACTATGAAGACCTGGAGAGGTCCATGTCATTGCCAGAACTTATGGCAACCCTAAACTCTAAGAGAGAGTCTGACTATGCAGAAAAGAAGTTCTTAGCTGCCATACAAGGGGTAGACCTAGAAAAGAATTCTGGCAAAAGCAATGAGTGGGAGGAAATGAAGGCTAGGGTCTTTAGTAAAGGTCAGGCTTCAAACGCAAACGACATCACCGCACTACAGGGTGCTAACGCTCAAAAGGCAGGCTTCGGTATTGGAATGGGCATGAGTTACCAAAAAGTAGAGTAGCTTTGTGGTATAATTAAATTAACCAAAAATTGGTTTAAATCAGGAGGAATGAATGGCTACGACCATAAACGAGACAAAAGAAATCACACTTATAGACGGAACAAAGATTTCGGTTAGGCCACTAAAGATTTCACTACTTAGAAACTTTATGAAAAAGTTTGAGGGAATCTCAAAGGTTGCAGATGACAATGACAAGTCTATGGACATCCTTATGGAGTGTGTGCAGATTGCCATGGAGCAGTACAAGCCAGAGCTAGCTGTGGATATAAAGGCTCTTGAGGATGTGTTAGACTTGCCTACAGTTTACAAGATTGTAGAAGAAGCATCCGGAATCGCTATCGGTGATTCTCTTGCAGGCAACCTTAGTCGCTAAGGTAAAAAAATATAAATTAAGGTACTAGTGAATGGCTGATATTAACCCCAATATCGAAATCAATATTGACACGTCCAGTGCGATGGCGTCGATTAAGGCTCTTCAGAGTCAGATATCAGTCTTTCACCAGTCTCTTCGTGCATCTGGAGATGCATCCAGTATTCAGAAGTCAAACAACTATTCTAAAAACCTTGTAAACTCTATCAATGCCACAGGCAAGTTTTCTGCCTCTCTTGCAACGGTAGCCAAAGATACAAACACTTTTTCTAATGCCTTAGAGCGCAACAAGCTTTCCATGGCAGAAACCTTTAAGTATGGAGCAGCATCAAGTGGTAAGTTTGGAAGACTCTTTAAGACAGAGTTTGCCACCATTGAAAAGGTTACAAGGGAAAGAGTAAAGACTCTTCAGACGCAATTCGTAAAACTAGGCTCTGACGCTAACGGAGCCATTGAAACAATCAAGGTTAGACCTCTTCGACTTGACATGGATAGTCTAGCAACTCAGACTGCGATCAACTCTCAGAAGCAACAAATATTTAACAAGTTACTTAAACAGGGTTCTACAAATCTTCTAAACTTTGGTAAGAACACCCAGTGGGCTGGTAGGCAGCTCATGGTTGGCTTTACATTACCACTGGCTGTATTTGGGACTGTAGCAGGAAAAGCTTTCATGGAAATGGAAGAAGCCGTAATTAAATTCAGGCGTGTTTATGGAGAGCTTAACACTACGGTTTCCGAGACAGACAGCATGGTCAACTCGATTGAGCAGCTGGCGAAAAGCTTCACCAAATATGGAATAGCCATAAAAGATACCATGAACCTAGCAGCTGACGCTGCAGCCATGGGAAAGATGGGGGCAGACCTAACAGCTCAGGTAGCAGAAGCCACAAGGTTAGCAGTTCTTGGTGGAGTCGACCAGGCTAAGGCCCTAGAGACAACAATCTCTTTGACGAATGCTTTGGGTGTTTCTACAGAAGACTTGGCCAGTAAGATAGACTTCCTGAACGCTGTAGAAAACCAAACGGTTACTGCCATTGAAGACCTCACAATAGCTATTCCTAAAGCTGGACCGATTATTCAGCAATTGGGTGGCAGCGTAGAAGATCTAGCCTTCTTCTTAACTGCTATGAAAGAGGGTGGAATTAATGCCTCTGAAGGAGCTAACGCTCTAAAGTCTGGTCTAGCGTCTTTGATTAACCCCGCAGGTAAAGCTGTAGAAATGCTTCAAGGCTTCGGTATTAATGTTAATGCCATTGTAGAGGGAAATGCAGGTAACGTCAAGAACACCGTAATAGAGTTTGCTCAAGCTCTAGACACGCTGGACCCACTAAACAGAGCCAGGGCTATCGAACAAATGTTCGGTAAGTTTCAGTTTGCCCGTATCTCAACCTTATTCAAAAACGTTGTTGACGAGGGTACTCAGGCAGGAAGAGTCTTACAGCTAACAAGAGCGACTACAGAAGAGTTAGCGATCCTGTCTCAACGAGAGCTGCAGCGCGTAGAAGACTCCCCTGGATACAAGTTTAAAAAGCAGATAGAGGACATTAAAAATGAGCTAGTTCCTCTGGGACGAGAGTTTCTGAAGCTAATAACCCCAATTATTGAATTTGCAAGTGGACTTCTTAAGCAATTCAATAGCATGGACGAGGGAGTAAAAACCTTTGTTATGGGGCTCATAGGAGTCTTAGGACTCATAGCTCCTACTGTAATCATGTCGATCGGTCTTTTAGCTAACGGCTTTGCAAATATCATCAAAGGCTTCGGTATGGTCAATAACCTATTTGGCAGGATAGCAGGAGTATCAACCAGCGCAGCTGGAGCCATGAACTACTTTACCCAAGAGCAATTGGAAGCCGCCGCAGTGGGAGCTTCCCTTGGTCAGATTCACTCTAACCTGGTTCAGGTATTCTCTCTTGAGAAGGGCGCAGTAAATGCCTTGGCCGTAGCTTACAGACAAGCCGCAGCAGCAGCAGGAATTTTTGCATCTGTCCCAATGGTTCCTAGAGTATCTTCTCCTATCATTACAAAATCTTCAACAGGAAGAAGAGCGTCTTCCCCAGGAGGGGTTCTGCCTCCGACCATACCGGGATATGCCAAGGGAATCTTAAGTCTACCTGGCCGAAAGGGTGCTGGAGATATTCTTCCAGCAATGCTAGCTCCGGGCGAAGCGGTCATTCCTGCGAAACAGTCTCAGAAGTATTCTGCGTTCCTACAAGCCATTATGAACGATGAGGTCCCAGGTTTTGCTAAGGGCGTCATGCTCGGGATGCCAGGATCTGGAAAATCCACTTCAAAAAATAGGGATGCTGGACAGCAGGTTTATGAGAGCTTCCTCCAGAGCAGCTACAGAAACGTTCCTCCAACAAACTATGGCCACCAGCTTTCACCAACATCTGGACACAGCTTTCCTATCTTTGGTCTTGGCGGAGTGTACATGGCTCCAGACGGGAAAAAAGTTTTCGTAAAGCCAGTAGTAGACGAAAACTCGGCAAACGCAGAGATGCGAGGAACACAGATTGCAAGACAGGTTCACGGACTAAAAGCTCCAGAACAAAAAATTACTGTCATCGCTGACCCTAATGACCCAACCAGAACAAGAAGATTCTTGGCCCTAGAATCTAAACTTGACTCAACCTTTATAAACAATGACCCCATGGCTTTGTTCAACGAGCCTCAATACTTTCAGCAACTAGTTGCATCTCTTTTGCGTGTAGACAAAGACCTTTCAGCAGGAAATGTGTTCGGCAACACCGTGGCTGATGTTGGTCCAGCTGGGGTTTTCAAGAGGGCATCGGGAGTAAGAGCCTTCGAACCTAACCTTCCATCAATGGAAGAGCAAGCTACAATAAACCTTCTAGGAATTAAAGGTGGAGCAAAGCGGGCATTCGCAGAGTCAACACTAGGCCTGATGGCAGGAATGACTCCACAACAGTATCACCAAAAGATGATTACTGAAATACAGCAAGTTCTTCCACTGCTAAAGAAAACTGTTGCTGGATTTGGATTAACAAATCCTCAAGAAGCAGACAGCTATCAGAATATGATCAAGAGACTTGAGTCTGGCTTGGGAGTAAACTGGTCAAGGTTCCATACCATGCACTCTGCTGTAAAAGTAGCCAAGCCAAGGCAGTCTACGAAACCAATTCCAGGCTTTGCAGACGGAGTCTTAAGTGTTCCAGGACCAAAGGGAGCAGGAGATGTTATTCCTGCAATGCTTTCTCCTGGAGAAGCTGTAATCCCTGCAGATAAGGCAAAGAAGTATCGTGGTTTTATAAGCTCTCTAATCGCCGGAAACGTTCCTGGATTTGAGCTAGGTACAGGAAATGTGGGAGGCGTAGCCCAAAGGGCTAAAGAGATAATGGACTATGAGAACCCAAGAAGAAGGTCAGCAGTCAAAAGCTCTGGAATGATAGACCAGGCTGGAGGGGATTCTAAGGCTTTTGTTCTAGATCTTGCAGAGGCTGGAGTTTCTGCTAAGAATTCCATGAAAATTCTTTCCGAAGCAGCGGACCTGGCAAAAAATGGACTAGATAAATTTAAGGATTACGTTGCTACTGTTCAGAAAGCTATTGTAGAAGCCCCAAAAAACAAGAGGGGATTAGTTAAAAGTAGCGAGGATGTGGTCTCGGATGTTCGGTCTAAGACTGGCTTCAATCCAAATAACCAGGGTGGTGCCTTTACTCATGTGGGTCCGCCAGCTGAACTCACCGCCGCAGAAATCTTGGAGAAGAATAAGGCCAAAGAGCTAGCCCTTTCCCCAGCTCAGATCAAAAACCTTCAGTCTATGGACCCCTCAAAGTCTATTGGGGTCAAGTCCGGACTGGGGATGTCCAATTTTGATCAAGAAACCAACAGGCAGCTTGACAAGGGCGGCGCAGATGTCAGCAGATTCTCTGAGGCCTTTGACGAGGCAGGATTAGAAAAATGGAACGATTCTATAAGATTTGGAGGGGGGGATGTTAAAGAGCTAGCCAGCCAAGCTCAAATATTGGACCAAGAATTCAGGAAGCTAGTCTCAGCTTTGCCAGAGGGAACAAAAGTTTTCGACACAGATGCAAAAAGGCAGGATTACGAGACTGCTACAGGTAAAGCAGGTGCGAGCGTTGAAAGCATGTACGGCACCGCGAAGGGCCAAGCCAATGCTAAAGGCGCAGCCAAGCTAACAGGAGTATTGGACGTAGCCCAGGCAACACCAACAGAAATTCGTGACACGGGAACAAGCCCTGGCAAAAAGCGTAGGGCTCTCGGTCCAAAGATGAAAGAGCTACCGGTAACCCCAGCAAAAGATTCTATTAGTGATACTTCCATGTACACAGACAAAACAGTATCCGAAATGGAGGCTAAGGGTCAAGACCTTTACACTCTAGCAAGAGACAGGAATAGCCCACACAGACAAGCGGGCCCTGACGGGGAAGACGATGCCAAGGCTTATAACAAAGGATTTAATTCCAGCTCAGCTAAGGGAAGATCCACTCCTCCTCCAAGTCTTGAGGCTTCCGAAAAGCTGAAGCAGTCTTCGACATTACCAGACTCATTCCACGCCGCAATGGGTGTTTCACAATTTGAGCCTCCTAAAGAAGCTAAAAAAGAAATCAAGAGTGCCATCGGCGGAATGTTTAGAGAGATGTCAGGCTCCGTAAAGAACCAGGCAAAGACTAAAGCTAAAGAGCTTGGCGAAAAAATGATTATGCCATTCGCTAAGCATCTTGCAAAGGGCACAGGCAATATTCTTGTTAGCGAACACCAGAAAGAAAACCTTAACTACGACTCTGACACAGGCGTTACTACAAGCCAAGAGACAGGTCAAGTACTATCTGACGAAGCTGGCTTTGACGCAGCTAACATAGCTACAGATGAACAGGGAAATCCTATCCTGACTCAAAATGGAGACCCTATGACCAGAGAGGCCTATGGCAAGGGTATAAAGAAACAAGCTTCGGCAATGAAGCGCCAAAGAATGGCAGGGAAAGCTTTTGGAGCCCTCTCAGTGGCCACCATGGGTGCTGGGATGATGTCTGGACAAGAAGGCCCTGTAGGAGATGTCGCAAGGCAGGTTATGCCAATACTAGGTGCCTTGTCTATGATTGGTCCAATGCTTCTTGCACTAGCAGCACCTATCGCAATACTCGTGGGTGTCGTAGGTCTGGTTGCCTTTGGTCTGTTTAAGTATAACCAAGAACTTAATAAAGTCAGAAAAGAGTCTAGAGAGCTTGGGGAGTCCCTAGCTTCTGGTTCCAAGGCTATGGATAGGTTTGCACAATTTGCAGGAACTGTTTCTCCTACAGAAATAATGAACCAGAGAAGAGCTGGTTTAGGAACTCAAGTAACCGAGGTACTAGGTAAAAGCGAATTTGCATCTAACTTTATAGCTAGTGACCAGGGTAAAGAGCTTGTTAAGACCGTAGAAGACGGACTAAAAACTTTGGGCAGATCAGATACAATGTCTAGAGTCTCTAATCAGTTAGCGATGGCTGTTGCCACGGGAATGCTAACTCAAGAGCAGGCCTCGAACATAGCTCTTGAACTTGGAAAAACAATAGAGGACTATAACTTCACCATGGGTGTGGTGGGAGAACTCCAAGAACTTCTAGGACCCAACGGAGAAAAGCTTCTAGAAGGAGAGCCCCTAGACCTGTTTATCTCAATGTCAAAAAACAGCGCGAAGTCTTTCTCTAATACAGTAAAGAATGCCATGGAAAGCCTAACCACTGGCGAAGGCTTAATGAGCATGCTTGGCTTCGAAGAGGAGGCCATAATTTCGTTTACGGCTGGAGCTCTTACTGGAATGCTTGAGGAGCAGCAAATGCTGCTGGATGGACTGGCAGTCGCTCAGCAAAAGTCAATAGACAAAACCTTAGAAGAGGCCAAAGCTCTAGAAGCTTCGGGTAAAGTCCAACAGGCTAACGCAAAATTTGCAGAAGCAGAGCTTTTGAGAGACAGTCAGCTTTCTGACAGAGTCTTAATGCAAAAACAATACAGCGTTGAACTAGAGAAATCCCTTGGCCTTCTGGAGGCTAGTGATAAAAATAGTAAGTATTCGGGTATGTCTAAACAGCAAATACAGGACGACATTGTAGCAGAGAGAGTAGCCTCTGGCCAACCAGAAGATATACTGGGGGCTTCAATCATAGCTGAAGGACTGGTTCAAGATGCTTTCGGTGACATAGATAACTATGCTCAAAGAGCCCTAGAGTCTATGACACAAGGCATTAAGGATAGGTTCGCAGAGGCTGCCCCCGAGATTAAGCAAGCTATATCCGGCGCTCTGGGCTTAATCCAGTCTGGTGATGAGCTTACCGTAAATGCCAAGCTGGTGCTAACTTCTGCAATTGGCTCAGGGGCACTAGATCCAGAACAAGTTGCAATGCTTGTAAAGATGTTTGACCCAAATGTAGCAGAAGATGCAAAGCAATTAGAGATTCTTGCAAACGTAGGTCTTAGCGGTGCCGGCCTAGGCGGCATGCAACAAGTGGGAAACGCAGTCAGCAGTCTCGTAGCGGGCATCGAAGACGAAGCAGAAAAAAAGAAAAAAACGATAGACTTGCTAAGCTTTATTGATCTGCAAGTAAAAGAAAACCCAGAAATGGCAAATCAATTTCTTGACCTGGTATCAACGCTCGGAACCTACTCTGATTTTGCCGGTGGGGAAAACATGATAGAGTATATCGTTAAGCTAGACGAGAAGTCCTTGAAAACCATAATGTCAAAACTATCAAATATGCAAGGACTTGTCGACAGAGCAACAGAGCCTATAACTGTTCAAACCCTTATAGAACAAAAAATAATCACAGATCAGTCAGCCATTACTGCTTTTATGAACGACCAAGAATACTTCCAGAAGCTCGACCCAGTTCAGCAATTCCTTTACGTTCAAACATTCCTTTCCACAGTGGCGACGGTCACACCAGAGGGAGCTGAAGCAGCTCTAAGATCTAGAGGAGTTAAGGCTACAGGTAGCTTTAGAAGCCCCGGAGGAAGAATGGCCGGCCAGGCCCCCCTCAGAGCCTTCTCTGAGCAACAGATTAACGATGAAGTAAATAGACAAGCCACAAATTTTGGATACAAAGCTACAAATACCGCAGGAGCCTTTACAGCAGATCCAAAAGATTCGGAGAACACTGGCGGAGGAGGTTCTAAGTCGGACCCATTCGAAAACATTCTTAATAGATTAAAGCAAGTTCGAGATGCATCTATTAATGCAGCCGGAGGTGTTAAGGAGCTCATGAAATTCCTTGGCGGCAAAAAGAGTATAACAATCTTTGACGGCATGGATCAGCAGATGCTTCTTAAGGGATACAACTCAGAATTCAGAAGCTTTGTAACTAGTCTCGATGAGGCAGCCAGAGGAGAGTTTGCTACATTCGAAAAAGGAGTCCTTAAAGTAACAGCAGCTGGAAAGGCAATGAATAAAGCCTTCTCAGAAGCAACTCTCGGAGACTACCAGATTAGCCTGTCCCAGGGGCTTGCGGATGTGAACATGCAGATCAGGGCCATGACAAAGCTTACAGACGCGGGAATGTCAAACAAAGATGCCTTCGAAGTTCTTGCAGATGCAAACTTAGCATATGCTATCTCTATGGCAGCTACTACAAAAGAGGTAAAGCAGCTAATTAAAGATTTTAATGCTCTAGCAGCCGCAAAGAAAGAGCTTGCGAACTCAACAGTTGAGGGTATGGAAGCCGAAGTGTCCGAAGCCTTCTCTAAGATAAATGAGTTTTTCTCTGCCAAGGAGCAAGCGGTAACGCTCAAGTTCGAGGCAGATGCTAAGTCTTTGACAAACGTTACAGACGGAGTCATTGCTCTTGCTCAAAAAGAGATTCAGGACTACCAGTACACTATTGACGACCTTAGCTACGAGCTAGATCTTCTGGTGGAAAAAGAAACAGAGATTAACGACAAATACGATAAAAGAATTAAGGCTTTAGACAAGGTCCAGGAAATAAACCAATCCATCCTTGACCAGCAGAGCAGCCAGTTGAGTGTTTCGGAAGCTCTTTCCTCAGGAGACATAGCAGCAGCAGCTCGAGCAGTTCAGGAGCTTCGGGCCAAGCAAGCCTCTTCGAGAAAAGAATCATTCTCTAAAGACCTAGACCTCTCTCGTGAAAGGGAGCTCGAGTCTCTTCGATCAACCAGCGGTAAGTCTAGGCTTCAGCTTGAAAGAGAAATGAAGGACATCCAGGCACAGATTGCAATAATTGAGGAAACTCGATTAGAACCAGCTCAGAGAAGTCTGTCGATTCTTGAAAGGGCCAGAGACGTAGCCTTGGAGGCTATCGGAGAGAAGGGATACCTAGGAAAGACTAAAGCCGAGTGGGCTTTGGTTGAAAACGGAATAAGACTTGCCAAGGTTGAGGCTGAGGGTTATGGCACCGCAATTCTGGCCGCATTAGCCTTACTGGAAAAACTAAGGGCGGCATACAGTGCCCCACAGGTTACAGCACCTCCAGCATCGGCCCCAGCTTCTGCGCCAGCCCCCACAAACAATTCAGGCTCCTCCACGGGGTCCCCACCCAGAAACACAGGAACCCCCACAAACAACACTCCCGCTGGTCACACACCCAACACAGGACCAACAGGAGTATATGGGAACAATATCTCGGGATTCATAAACAACCAAGAAAGAGAGAGAACCCCACTTGTCCCACCCAAACCTGTCGTTGTAGCTAAGCCAGTGGCGAATGGTTCGGACACAAGGTTTGAATACATGAAGCCTAAGCCCATCACTGTAGCTAAGCCGAAGCCAGTGGCGAATGGTTCGGACACAAGGTTTGAAAACATGAAGCCTAAGCCCATCACTGTAGCTAAGCCACCACCACCTAAGGTTGGTCAGCCTAGATTCATGTCAAGTGGAGGAAAGGTTCTGAAAACAATGGGCACAGACTCCGTGCCAGCAATGCTAACCCCTGGGGAATTTGTTGTAAAAAGAAGTTCTGTAAACAGTTATGGGCTAGACAAGCTAAAGGCTATAAACAATGGCCAAGCGCAAAGTCCTAATTCAGTGTATAATTATAGTCTAACAGTTAACACGCAGAACGGCTCCAACCCTGATGACATAGCTAGAACAGTTATGTCAAGCCTAAAGAGGGTGGAGTCTCAAAGAATTAGGAGTAGCAGGTACTGATGGCAACCTCAGCTTACATGAGTAACAGAAGCAAGTATGGCCGACCCCAGGCCATGCTTTGGTCGGAAAACCCCGGCAGGATAGACGCCGGGGCTTATATCCCCAACGGATACGAAGTGGGGTATGACAACGAAGAAATCTCAGATCTCACCCAATTAAACCAGTTTTTAATCTTGTCGGACCACAATCGGTCATCCCTCGAGTTTAGCATAGATAGAATAGAGCAAAGAGAGAGAATGATTAACGGCAGGATGAGGTCATACCACATTGCTGATAAACTGCAGGCTTCTTTATCCTGGAGCATGCTACCTTCTAGGTCTTTTAGGGATTCCCCATCATTCTCAGAAACAGGAATTGCAAATTACTCCGCCGATGATCGTTACACTGTAGACGGTGGTGCGGGGGGAGTTAACTTGCTCTCTTGGTATGAGTCACACCCCGGACCGTTCTGGGTTTACTTGGCATACGACAAGTTCAACAAAGATGGAGTTGAAGATTACTCCAAGTTGGCAGAGTATAACCAGGTTGTTGAGATGTACATCTCAGATTTTTCGTATAGCGTCGTAAAGCGAGGAACGGGTAATCACGATTTCTGGGATATTTCGGTATCTCTAGAAGAGGTATAATGTTTTTAAACGACGAACTAAACAATCACCTCTTAACCTCTCCAACAGTAAAGAGCAACTCTAAGATAATTGT